ATTGATCTCATAACCTACTCCTTTGTTATAAGTTAATTCTATCACAGTTTAAAAGCAATGTAAATAGTTAATTTCATTTTAATTAAGATTTTTATTATTTATATTAAAAATGCTGTTTATAGCCATAGCACATTCATGAGCAACTTCTCTATGCTCTTTTTGAGTGCCTTCATCAGATCTAAGTTCTATATAATGAATCCATGATCTTATAGTACCATTCATTAACATAGTTGAACATGTCAGCCCTTCTGGTAAAACTACTCTAGCTTGTTCTTTTGCTATACCTTTTCTAATAGCCCAATCATAATGTTCTTTTGCAGTATCAATGACATGCTGTTGTCTTTTAATCCATTCATTTTTTAAAATACCATCTTTAGTTTCAAAACTATTTTGTCTATTTGTTTGATCCTGCATTCTAGCTTCTCTAATAAAAAACATATCTTCTAGTTCTGAAGGATTTGCATATCTTTGACTAAACTCTTGAAAACTAAAGCTTCGATGTCTGAGTATTTGCCTAGCAATATCTCGAGTTGTAGTTATCTCCATACAAGCAGAAGCCATTTCAAACGGTGACCAATGTTTATGTTTTATAAGATAGTTTAGTAATTTATCAGTTGTTTTGGTATTATTTTGATTTTTAGGATTAGAAACTCTAGCACAATAAGATATTAAATCTTTAACATCTTTTATACCTTTATCTTCTATTATAGATTTACTATAACTAATTAGTCTTGCTTTTATCATTCTTAGATAATCTCCAGTAATCTTTAGCAGGAACTTTTATAAAAGGTTTATTTGTTGCGTTTTTACTTGGATTTGGAACAGTAAGTACTACATTCTTGTCTTTTTCATATGCTTCAAGCTGAGCGGTAATTCTTTCACTAAAAGTTCTTTCACGTCTCATCATCTTAATAGTTTTTCTAGATGAATTACGTCTTTCACCTTTAGATGTATATTTGTCTCTACCCATATTTTTTTCTCCATTCGGCATATGCCTGTAATAATAAATTTTTTTCCAATTGTTTAGGATAATTAAATGATAATTCTTGTTCTTTCATAACTCTCTGTATCCACTTTTGATTATTAATACAATCTAAATGAAACTTGTCAAAGAAAGGTTTTTGTGGAATCTTATCATAAATTTTTTCCATTATAGTTTAAAATCTTTAAACTTTTCACCAGATTTTGTTTTGTCAAAAACTGGAGTATCATCTACTAGATTTTTTTGTTCACTATCGTCTACATCATATAATCTCATTTTAGATCTATCTACTCCGATAACAAATCTTTTATGTTTGGTGGGATCGTTATATCTATTTTTTAATTGTTTAACTAATAATTGATTCATACCTTCCAATTCTTCTGTGGTAATGATAGCAAACATTAAATCAGCTGTGGCAGGTAGACCAAAACTTTCTGAGGTATCTTCTAATCCTACATCTGAATTAGAGTAGCCTGATCTTGTAGTCTGAGTAGCGGAGAATATTGGTACATCAAACTCTACAGCCAAACCTCTTAATTCTTCAGCTATTGTTTTGATATATGTATATGAATTGATTGCACCACCCATAGACTTAACTCGAGACGATGACATAATATTTAAATAATCTACAAATACAATATCTGGTTTAAAATTCTTTTTGAGTTTAAGTTCATTCATTAGAGCTCGCATATGAGAAGTGTTTGCTTGCCCAGTAGGATATTCTTTTATTATCAATTTACCTGTAGTCTGTCTGGCAAGATTTGCGACTTTAGTTGTAAACATATCTTTAGAAAGATTGTGTATTTGATCAATTGGTAAATTTAGTAAGTTAGCATCAATACGTTCTGCTATTCTTTCTTCAGCCATTTCTAAAGTAACATATAAAACATTATGCCCTTGCACCAAAGCAGATCCTGCCACATGACACATAAAAAGCGATTTCCCAACTCCTGTACCAGCTAAACAAATATTTAATGTTTTATTAGGTAAACCACCTTTAGTAATTTTATTAAGATAATCTAAATCAAACGGAATCTTACTTTCATCTTTATGATAAAAGTCATATCTTTCATCGATGTTTTCAGTGTAACTATGACCTACATTAGTATCGAAGCAAACTCCTAAAGCAGTTTGTAATATATTAGGTAATGATCCTTTAGTTAAAGTATCGTGTTTACCGTCAATGATTCTTATTGATTCCATTATAGCATTATAAACAGCTCTATCTTGGCACCATTTTTCAGTCGAATCTAATAACCAATTATTATCTACTTTTTGTTTACTAAAAAGATTTGGAATTATTTCTATAGCATGTTTATAGTGTTCTTTACTAAAGTTCTCAGACTGATCAATCTCAATCTTAAATGATTCAGATGTTGGGAGTTTATTATATTTTCCAACAAACTTTCCTGCTTCTTTAAATAGAACTCTATACACACCTTCAAAATAATCAGGCTTTACAAAAGGTAAAACCTTCCTCATAAATTTTTCATTAGTTAATATATTTCTTAATATAGTTTGTTCTAAATTTGCGTTCAATTCTTTTTTCTTTCCGTTGTTACAATGCTACCATCTTGTAGCCCTCTTTCAATAATAGAGTTTAAAATATTACCTGCTTCTTTTTGTAAATCTTCATTAGCTTCTGTTAAGTCTTCAATCGGTGATTGTATAACCTTAAAACTAAAACTAAGATGATCTTCTTTTTCATTAGCTGCAAGATTTCCATAACGTATCACAGTTTCAACAAAAGAACCTTTTAAGATACGAACATTCCAACCATATTCGTTTTCATCGGTTGGTGTAAGTTCGTATTCTACATTCTCTTGATAGTCTTTAGTTTTTTCCATATAATCACCAGCAGTAGTAAATTTCAAATCTATCATATTTTATATTTTTGTTGAATTATTTTACTAAATTCTGTTTCTTGGAATATAGGATCCCAAAACTCTTTTAGCATAGTCTCATCTAATCTAACTTTTCTTTCATCACCATCTTTCTGATACCAACCATTAGATGGTTTAACTACATGACCGGTTTCTAAAGCTACATCTAATAATCCAGAATACTTTTGCACTCCGCCTTCCCAAGATACTGTAATAGGAATCTTAGACTTTTCTTTGACATATCTTGATTTTTCTACATTAATTACAAAATGGTATCCTTGAATTTCTGTACCCTTTTTATCTTGTTGGCGACCTAATATCCAAATATTATCTGCTGAGTAATATATTCCTGTACCACCGGAAACAATAGCTTTTGGAAACAATCCTATTTCTTGGTAAGTATGATTAACCGCAACCAAAGGTATATCTTTCATATTTAAGTATGGTGTACACATTCTAAATAAACCTTTAAGTGCTTTAGCTCTTGACATATCAGCTACTGACTTTTCATTGATAGCATCATCTAATTCTTTTTTTGATGCCAAATTACCAATTGAATCAATCATAATTATAACTTTATCTTTTCTATCTAATTGTTCCATTTGACCAACTATATCAAATTTTAATTCTTCTACATTAGTTATTGGTACATGTAATACTCTACTAGTATCAATATCAAAATTTTCAAAATAAGATTGTGGTGAACCAAACTCTGAATCATAAAATAACAATACAGCATCTTTATATTTTTTAAGATATGCACTTGCCATTATTAATCCGAAAGATGTTTTAAAATGTTTTGATGGTCCAGCTAAAACTGTTAACCCTGGAGCTAAACCTCCGTCCATAGATCCTGATAAAGCTACATTAATCATAGGTACATCAGTAGGTACCATGTCTGCTTCAGTAAAAAATTTTGACTCTGATAGTATTTGTGTTTCTTTTATTTTAGAATTACTTCTTAATTTATCCATTATTGACATTAATAAATTCCTCCTGGTATTAAGTGCATGTCTATTAAAACTCCTGATAAGCCTAACATTAATCCAATTAAAATATTTCTCTGCAATCTTTTTCTTTCCATATTAATTCTCCTTTATTCTATTATACCATAAATTCATCTAATTGTAAACTATCTTTTTCATATTCGTAAGATTTATTTTTATTATTTTGAACTAAGTAATTTGTTTCTATCAATTGATTGTCTAATCGACCAGTTGCAAAAGCATTAACCTGTTCTGATATATCTTTTGCAGTTTTAACTGGCACATTTTGACATATATGATTGTACTGTGATGGATTTAATAATTCCATATCTCTTGGTAGATACATAATCTCCATAGCTTCTCTGATAGTTAAGTATCTGTCTTCTACTGGGTGAGTTAGTAATTTAGGTAAATGTCCTACAAAAGCTCCTATATAATTTTTAGGAAATGTTGTAGTTCTTCTCATTATATTTTGGCCATTTTTAATTTTAGTATTCATTCTATCAATCATATTATAAGTTCTTTCATGGTCTCTATCTTTTAACCATAATAAAAGCTTATCATATGAATCATGTTTTTCAATATATTCAAATGCATTAGTAGTATGTTTAAGTTGTTCTATAAATTCTTTATGACTTATTCCTCCATGCATTTCTTCTAAAATATATTTGTACAAAGGATAGTCACTAGGTTTATTAGTATTTAATAGAACGTTCATTTTATCATTTGGGTCATTAGGTACATTAGCTAAATGTTCTTCAATCTTAATATTTGGTCTTTGTATGTAATCAAATAAAGGTATCTTATTACCTTTCCAAAAGAAATAAAATGTTCTATTTCTAACTTGAGAATATCCTTGAACTAAAGATTGAGTTTTATATATTGACATTGTATAGCCATGCTTATTTGATATTTTTCTTAGCTTCTCTACAACAGGTATGCCAACTTTTTGACCAAGTCCTGGAGCATTTTCACCCCAGAATACTTTAGGAGTTAATTTTCCTAAAACATATTCAGCAGTTTCATACATCCAATTATTAGCTGCAGCTTCTGAACTAGAGTGTGTACTT